CTCCTTTGAGAAAGGGGATTTTCATTGGACCTTCCTACGCAATCCGTATGATTGCGTTTGATGCGTCTGCGGTCGGGAACTGAACCGTAAAGGTGCCAACCGAGGCCGTCTTATCACTACCAAAATCCAGAATGATGATCGCCGGATTAGTCAAGGCAATCGAAGTCGTGTTCGGCGTCGTGTTGTATATCAGCGCACCACGCGCCGTGAACGATGCCGTTGACCATGTTACATCGGCAAAATCAGTGAGGGCCGTAGTACCACTAGATGTCGGATCAACCTTGGTCAGGGTA